ATCATCATTAAAATGCTATCTGCCTTTGCAAATCTTTCTGGATCAATAAGAACTGCAATCGTAGAAATAAACATCATTACCAAAGCAGACCATGCCATGTATCTTCTGTTTTTTTGATAGACTGTTTTATTTATCATCTTCTTTTTTTTCGTAATATTCTAAAACTCTATCTGGTAATTCTACACTTTTTTTTGTTGAATGCCAACAGACAACGGGAGATTTTATATTTTAGTTTTGATTCCGCGGCCATCTTCGCCATTTAAACTTCCTCATTTATAGACAAAAAAATACCCAAATATTCCTATGCCACTTAAAAATGTCATTCCTAAAATCACTAAAATCATTTTAATAATTTCTTCTTGTTCTTTTTGTTTTTTTATTTGTGCTTGTCGCCTTTCTTTCCTTAATCTGGCTTGGATAGCTAACAAAGAATTGTAAGAATCTAGACCAAAAGTTGCTATTAACCAGTTTCTTAACTCATTTTCCATGGCTTTCATTTTTCGCATAGCGGCAAAAGTTTCTAAAGATTCTTCTTCAATACTGCCAAATGTTCTTTTTTTCTTTTGTTTATGTAATGATTTTAAATCATCAACAGAGTGCATAAATCTGCCAACATCTTTAATCATTGATTCAGCATCTCTGCCTAACTCAAATCCTTTTTTTAAAGTTGAAAATGCAGTTGTAGCCACTCCTAAAATAGAAATTGGATCAAGCATATTAAATGCCTTTTATTTGTAAATCCTGTATAGAATCTGATTTTTGCCCTCTGGCAGTATTAATATACTAGAATATCTCTTGTATTTCAAGTGGAGGGTCGTAGGTCATAAGTATTTTCTTTTTTAAACCATAAAGAGTAGTTTTTGTAATTTTGCTTTTACAGTCTTCTAATATTACTTTTTTAAATTTGTTATCGTAATACATAAAATCGCCAATATACTTTCCAATATTTTTGCCATTTACCATTAAGGGAATTATGGGTTGGCACTCAAGGTCTTTTATTTCACCTTCTTTTTGCAATAATTTCAACTCACCATACCTTCTAGCTTCAAGCTTAGAATGAAAAATTATGCCATCAACCTCAGTTGGAATATTTTTGTATTTTCTGTAAGAAGTCATTTGCTGTTACCTCACCTCTAGTAATGTTATTAATTTGATTTAAATAGTTTGATCGTGGAAATCTATCTGAATATATCCACTTTAACACATTGCTATATGGAATGTTATTTCTAAGAGCAAAATTCTTTGCAGATATTTTTTCTTGTTTAAGCCAATCATATAATGTCATGCCATACCTTATCATAGAGAAATAAAAATAAAAATAAAAAAAAGTTTACATTGTCTTTTAAAGGGTTTAAATTAATATAATAAAAAACCCAATGAGGTAATATGACTAAAATAGAAAACTATATACAATATTTTTCTGCATCAACAATAAATCTATTTGTTCGTGATAAATCAAAATTTATTTTAAAGGTTGCTGGGTATGATGACTTCAATGGTAATCCTTCAACACTACGAGGGAATGCAGTTGAGAATCAATTATTATCAGTTCCTTTTTATAAAGATAAAAATATCCAAGAGCATATAGATGATGCTTTAGCATTTTATAGTTCTGAGTTACTAGGTCTTAATCAAAAATTTGATGAGAAAAAAATTGAAAAAGAAAGAGCAGATATTCCACATTATGTAATGTCTGGATTTCCAACTTATTATAATATTGAAGATGAACCTATTAAAACTCAATCAAAGATTGAATTGAAAATAGATCAATTAAGTTTACCTTTGATAGGTTATATAGATTTAGAATGCGAAAATAGCATTAGAGATTTAAAAACCACAAGAGCAATACCATCTGCTCTTCCTCATTCGGTTGCTAGACAATTAGCAATATATTCTACTGCAACTAATAAAGATGCTTGGGTTGACTATGTATCAAAAAAACATTGCACCACCTATCGTGTTGGTAACATTCAAAACACAATGGAAGAAGTTATTGCTATCTGTCAAGGCATTGAGAAGTTTCTATCTATATCTGATGATATCAAAGAGATTGCTTCAATGCACTATCCAAACTTGGACTCATGGGAGTGGGGTCAAGATGATATTAACAATGCAAAAAAACTATGGAGTATAAAATGATATATACAAATGCTGAAGGTAACAACTTTATAAAATATTCTAGCGATGAAACTGATAAAATTTTAATTGCTTTATCACAATCACAACAAGATTTTTTACCTCTAAAAAAATCTGGACATAATCCTCATTATAAAAGCAAATATTCCACACTATCAGATATTTTTGAATCGTGTATGCCCAGTTTAAAAAAACGCAATTTATCTATTCATTCTTGTTTGTGTAGAATTAACACTAAAAATTTTTTCGTACAAACGATTATACACACCGAGAGTGGACAGTTTTTAAGTTCTAGTGCAGATATGGGTACTTATGAAGCTATACAAACTGTGGGTAGCAAAATAACCTATTTAAGAAGGTATCTGCTTCAACCTATGTTAAATCTTGAAGGTGATATAGAAACTGATGATGATGGAAATGCTGGTCAAAAAGCTGATAAACCGAATGTTAATCATTTAATATATATTGATTTTAAAGGTAATGAAGTTCACCCTACTGATATTGTTCTTTGGTCTAAAGAGTTGAGAGGTCTCGTAGATTATATACAAAAGAATAATGGAAGAGGAACACCAAGACTTCGTAAATATGCAGAATGTTTTAGTTTTGCAGAGCAATTATTAAAGAAAGAACCAAATGAAATCATTCAACAAAATATTAACTTAGCAAGGGAGATACTCAATGACTAAATTATCACAACCAACTTTAAATTTTTTAAACTTTCATAGGAACAACCCAAAGGTCTATAATTTATTTAAGAAATTTACAAAAGATGCTATAAAAAAAGGACATAAACATTTATCTGCTGAAATGATTATAAATCGTATTAGGTGGGAAACTAATGTAGAAAGTAATGAAGAATATAAGATCAATAATTACTATAAACCTTATTATGCCAGAATGTTTATGCATAAAAGTCCTCCTAAATATTCTGATTTTTTTAGACTTAGAAAAAGTTATGCAGATGAACTAGATTTTTCAACAATAGAAATGGAGTAATAATATGGCTTATGATGAAACAAACAAAGGTGCTATGTGGAATACACAAGTACAAAAGATATTTAAACAAGGAAACATAAATATTAATGGAGATTCAAAACATTGTATTATTTCTTTAAGAAAAAATAAAGATGGTAAAGATGTTTATGAACTTTACTCTAAAATGGGATTTATAAATATTAATACCAATAAATCAAAAGAAACCTCTCCAGATGTATTAGGCAACTTTGATTATAATACATTTAAATTTATGTTTTCTGGTTGGAAACAAGAAAAAGATGGTAATAAATATTTAAGTGTAAAAGTTCAGTTTGATAAAGAACAATCAGAAAAAGGGTTAAGTGAGTTTGAAAAGAAAACTGAAGATAAGGAGTTAGATGATGACATACCATTTTAGATATGACTAAAAGATATACAAATACTAAGCACCTTAACTGGATACACACTAATTTTTGCATCTGCGACAATCATGAGTGCCACCCTCCAATTCAAGCACATCACTTATTAAAACCTTGGAATGGAATCAAGGGTATGGGGAGAAAAGCAAATGATAAAAATTTAGTTCCTCTTTGCTTATATCACCATACTGAATTGCACAGAATGGGTAGTGAAGAAAAGTTTTCTTTAAAGTATTTTGGAACAAACGAACAAATTAAATCGTATGCACAACATTTTTGGTTAAGGAGTCCACATTATGAACAAGACAAATAGAATTATGAAAGGCACATATTCTGATTATAAGCTTATTAAAACAAGAGGTGTAATATCTGTATCAGTAGAGTTTCCAATAGAACAAGCAGAAGAGTTTGTAAGAATGTTTGGTATGCCAAAACCAGATACGGAAAAATGGGTTGCAATAGCTGGATTGAATGAAGAGGTCATTAATAAAAATGAAGATATAGTGAGAACAATCCAACAAGCTGGAATGATTTGTAAAGATCAAAACTTTGGAAATTTTTTAATTAAAGAAAAGAAAATGATTGGTATTATACCAGATAATGAAGAAACGATTGCCAAAGCATTACGAGCCATATTAGGAATAAAATCAAGAACAGAGTTTCATAATGATAATAGTTCAGTCTTGGCATTTAATCGTCTTAAATCAGAATATGAAAATTGGACAATAAATAATTAAAATGAAAAATAAATCATACAAAGAACAAATAAAATTTTTTTTTGATAAACTTAAGCTTCAAAAGATTCATTGGAATATTATCGCAGAAGATAAAACTATTCACCCTTTTACCAATCATGATGTAATTAATAGCTTTAATAACTCCACAGAAGATAGTTTAAAAGACGTTTTTAAGGCTCTACATGCAATGCTTGGAGATAGAATGAAGATTAATACCTTTTTAAAGGGAATCGCCACTCACTACTGCGATAATCGTTTTACATTAATACAAGCATTAAAAACAGATTATGAGAATCAAACTTCTGAAGAAGGTAAGAAATTCTTTTATAATCTAATATCAAAGTTTAATGAAAGTGATTTAGCAAAAGCTAATGTTTTAGATTTCTGGCAAAAAATAAATAAAAATAAATAAAAGGTTTACTTCTGTAAATTAATGTTTATTATGGTAAATATAATACTAATTTTTATAGAAAGAAAAAAGTGATTACACAATTTACAAAAAAAGAACTTCAACAAAATTATGACCTTATAGAAAAATCTTCAGATAATGAATTATTTGCATATAGAGGTAAGAAAAATGGTTTGTTTAGAATTATAGATGTTGAAAGTGGTTGTTGTTTACTATCAGAGGGTGGTTGTATTTTAACCAAAAATATAAATCATGCTTTAATACTTGCTAAAAAATACTTTAATAAATCATAATAAATATTTAAAAATGGAGAAAAAAATGAACAAATATTTTATATCAACAGGAGCAGAAAGTAAGATGTTCACTTTAAGAGTTGAATATCGTAAGTATTCTCATTTCTCAAAAGGAATGATTAACACTAATGAGTTTCTGACAAATTTATCAACTAATTGGAAAGATGCTGTAACAAAAGCAAAAAATTTTATAGCTGATGATGGTATTCTTTTAAATGAAGATAATCCATTTATTTTAGAAGACATTACTAGAGGTATTTCTAATAATATTAAAAAATGGTCTGCTCCTATAAGAAGATGGTTTACACCAAAAATTAACTTTGAATCTATTTTTGTTGGAGAAGTTGGAGAGCAAATTAAAGTTAATCTTAAATTAGTAAATTCTTTTGGTTTTGATACACAGTTTGGTTTTTGTGTTATTAAAAAATTTGAAGATGCTAATAACAATATTTTTACTACAACATCTACAAAACAGTTTATTTCTGATTTAGAGATTGGTGATAATATAAGTATGGTAGTAAAAGTAAAACAGCATAAATACTTCAGAGGTGGAGAACAAACTGTATTTAACTATCCTAAATTAATAACAAACTAAGGAGAAAAAAATGAAAAACAAATATGAAGAATATTATGCTTACTTACTAGATGTTAGAGATTCTGGTATATGCAATATGATGGAAGCACCTAGATTATTGAGTGCTGAATTTAATTTATCTAAAAAACAAGCAAGAGATATATTTATTGCTTGGACAGAAACTTTTAACGAGGATTTAAACAATGCTTAAAAAAATATCTATAATCTGTGTAACTGGCTTATTAGTTAGTTGTGCAAGTAATCAATATATAATAGACCCAAAGAGTTCTACTAACCCAGAGAACTTTTATGCAGATAAAATGGAATGTGAAAACATCTCTGAACAAGAATCTTATTCTAGTAATATAGGCTGGGGTGCTTTAAAAAGTGGATTGCTTGGTGCGATAGCTTCTGGTGCAATGGCTTATGCTGGATTTGCCAGTGGCAATGTGAGTGTTCAAAACTCTGCAATTATTGGTGCTGGTGGTGGAATTATAACTGGTAGTATTTTTGCTGGTTCAAATACTTATAGCACTAGAACAGAAATTGTGAGAAAATGTATGGAAGGGAGAGGATATAATATTTTAAAATGACAACAGATGATTTTATAAAAATACCTAAACCATTTGTGATTAGAAACCACATTATTAAGTATGATTTTAAATCAATGAGAAATTATTTTGACGATATATTAAGAACATTAGGAGAAGATATGAACCCTAAAGAAAAACTAAAACTATTTAAAGAAATGGTTTCTGAGGTCAACATTCAAAGATTTAGTCAAGAGGAATATGTTGATGTTATTAATGCCATTTATGAAACCATTTATAAAAAGGAATGATATGAATATAGAACATAATGAAGAAAATTATAAAATGTCTGGTCAAGAAATGTATGAGATAAGAAAAAATTTAGGTATGAGCCAATTAAAGTTTGTTCGTTTAATTGGATTTAATACAAAATCTTATATTAGTCATTTTGAGACTGGATATAGAAAAATACCAAAGCATTTAGCTTTTTTGTGTAATTTAATTAAAAAGGAGTATAGCAATGATAGTTGAAATTATAAGTGTAATAAGTTTAGGTTGGGGTGCAATTAAGCATTTTAATGATGATTATTTTTATCAGTTAGACACAGATAAAAGATGGTATGATGAATGCCAATATGAATATGTTGGTAAACAAGAAATCGATCCAAATGCTATGCAGTTATTTCCTAGCAAGGAAGATGGAAAAAGCTACATTTATTGGAAACATACTTGTACTGATGATGATAAGTAAATCGTTTGTCCTTTTAATGTTGATTCATACACCAAATATAGGACATCAAGAAGTTTATATTGGAAAAATTCCTTCTTGCTTAGTGGCTTCTGGCATTATTGAGCAAAAAGTGATAAAGGATAATATTAACAATCAATCTGGTTATATTTGTGTAGCACATGAAACATGGGTTGCTAATAAAAGATATCTTAAAAAATTAAATCCAAGTGAAAATAGATTTATTAAAGATGTCCAAGAAAAATTGCCAGAAATAAAACCAAAACCTTTAATTTTAAAAAGAAAAAATGAATATAATTAAAACTTGTTACAAGTCATTGTGTATTACTCTTAGTCTTGCAATAATAGTTTATTTTATTACTGCTGTAATGATATTTGCTGTTGGAGGATTAGATTATGGAAAAAACACTATCAGACACATTATGGGATTCTGACAAAATGGCATTAGCAATTAACCCAAACCAAGTTACAACTACACATGGTGTAATTGACTGTGGAGACTTACCAGCCAATGTTTGTCAAAAAATAATTAATGAACATACACGACCACAAAATGTTCAAGTTAAAGGAAGAATCCAAAAAGATGGCAAATATGAATTAAATAAAAAAAGAGATGTTGATTGCTGGATTATTGATGAACGACAAGAATGGATCGATGAAATTATAATCTCTACTGCTGAAACAGCAATGCACTATTTAGATTATAATTTAGTTGGATTATTAGAAAGACCTCAACTGTTACGATATAAAAGTCCAAGCAAAGGATATAATTGGCATATTGACCTTGGACAAAACGAAGCATCAACCAGAAAAATATCAATATCAATTACTTTAAATGATAATCATAAAGGTGGGGAATTATTATTTTTTTCAGACCATTTATATAAAATTAAAATGCCACTAGGAAAGTGTATAGCTTTTCCTAGTTTTTTATCACATAAAGTTATGCCTGTAAGAAGTGGAATCAGATGGGCATTAGTAGCTTGGATTAGTGGTCACCCATTCAGATGATTATAGCAAAGATATTATTACTCATTAATTTTGAAACGACCTCTATGACCCTTATAAAGGACAAACAAAAGCTATATGATTCTTATGGTAGGTTTCAAGGTCAAATTACTGATGGAAAGTTTTATAATCGCAAAGGAAGATTTGAATGGACTATTACTAAAGATGGGAAAATATTTAATCCTTATGGAAAATATTTAGGTCAGATTAAAACCAAAAAAAAAGGACTCAAATGAGAGTCCTCTTTTCTTTTTTCTAAGGGAAGAAAAAACCTAGTAACCAAATCTTTCCTCGTCATAAGCTTCCATTAAACTTGAACTATATTGTTCTCTAGTCTCAACGATTAATTCTCCTTGTGTAAAAGGTTGGAAAAAATCACTTTCGTGCATAGCTTCTATAAACTCTGAAAGAGTATAACCAACAACTTTATTGTTTTCATTTCCATAAGTGACAACAACATCTGTTCGTTTCCCACTTTTAGTTTTTGGGTGATTAAATTTATAATCCATTATTCATTCTCCTTTTTAAAGATTTCCTTAATATAATTCATAGTACAGATATATCTAATATCTCCATGACCAAGATTTGTGTCATCACAATTATCTTCTGCATCAGATATAATATTTTCTATTTCTGTTATTTGTTGATTAGTTAAGTTTTCCCAGATTCTATCTTGGTCTTCGTAAGTAAATGTTTTCATTTTTTTCTCCTTTTAATTTGGGCAGATTTTTTGGTACTGCCCTTGACCATTTATATGAAATTACGACTGCCAGACATATATAAAGTATGTTTCCAATTTTCATATTTTCTTGGTTCAACATTATTTTCAGTACAAAATCTTAAATATTGTTTTCTTTTCTCTTTCCATGCATTACCAAACTTTGACAAAATATTGTATTTTAAAGACATAACATTGTCATAAGGCTTGATATTATATTTAGCAAAAATTTCTTTGTTCAAATTTATGAACATACTTTGATAATAAAAATCTCTTGGCATCAAATTATAAAAACTAACAAATGCACTTTTGATTTCAAAAATAAACATTTTTTTATGAAAACCTTTAAGATTATGCTCTTTAGAATATTTGTTGATAATATCAATAATATTTTGTTGTATTTGCCAAACAGTATCAGAATCGTAATTCACTCTTAATTCTTGCCATTGTTTTCTTGTTAATTTTCTCATTATTTTCTCCTAGTTTGTTTGTTTATATGTTTGCAAAAACTTGTTTGTTTCTTTTCTCATCCCATCTACGAAAACCTTCTGGGGATTTCTTTTCAAAGAACACATCCATATCCATTGCATCTCTAAATTGTCTACCTTGCTCAGAAAAAGTAACTTTAACATCTTTCAAAGATGGGAAAGACTCTACCAACAATGATTTAGTTACTGATTCTATATTTCTCATAATTTGAGTTGGTAATTGCATCCATTCAACATTAGTATTCAAAGATGCTATTGCATTTACTGTGAAACTCCCACAATCATCAAATTGTTGTATGTCAAGTTCTAAAGAAATTATACTTACTTCTTTGCTTACTGAGATTTGTTTATTTAAAGTTAATGTTTTCATTTTTTTCTTTCCCTTGTTTGTAAGAGGATAATCCCTCTATATTATTAATCATATAGAAAAAGTTATCATTGTAAACAATTAATTTATTATTTTTGTAAGTGGTTGATTTTATTAGAAAGTTTTTTTAAAAAAAAGTTTTTTTACACTAATTTTTTGTCTAAATTTACCGATTTTCTGTTTTCTAGGTGTGCCATTTCTATTAAATCTTTAGATTGTCCATAGTATTTAACAGCATGGTATTCATCTACTAAATAAGCATTAATAGATTTATCATTAAAATTTGTACTTCTCCAGAGTTCCCCAAGTATTCTGCCAAACTTGCCTTCTGCATCTTTATGAGTTTTAAGAATTATCTTATCATTAGACAGCATATTTATTAAAAAGTCTTTAGCACTTAATCCATACTTCTTTTCCTCTAAATCTCGTGTTCTGGATTCTGGTGTGTCAATGCCATACATTCTAATTCTTTGTTTCTTTAACCAAACACTAAATCCTAAATCAATATCAACATCAACAGTATCGCCATCAACTACTCTTACGATTTGACAACGATATTGGTACATTATTTTTTTTTGGCTATATGATTAAATAATTCATCTACTAAATCACTTTTATGAAATCGTCTATCTAATTCAATTCCATGTTTACGACCAAGAGTTTCTAATTCTTTTTTTGTCATAATTTGTAGATGTGTTCTTTTTAGAACTCTTTTTGGTTTGGCTTTAAATAGATTTGCAAAAAAACTAAACATAATATCTCCTTTATTTTTTTTTAGTTTCAACCATTATACCAGCAAGAATAGAAAGTCTGTCAGCTTCTTCCAAACCTTTTTCAGTTACTAAGCATAAATCTTCTTTCTTTACAATCAAACCAGAATCTTTTAATGAACTTGTTATTTCATCAACTGGTTCTTTATTCTTTAAAACTTGTACTATCCCTCCAAGTTTCTTTGCTTGTACTTTAGAAAGATATGACCTTTTTTTTCGCATTTATTTATTACCAGTATTTTTCTTTCCATTTTCTATTCGTTTAGAAAAAGCACCAACTGCACCTTTACCAACTCTTATTCCATAAGATGCACTCACAGAAATAATTACAATATGTGTGAACCAATCAGGAGTACTCACATCTAAAAATTCAAAACCTTTTTGCACATAATCTTGAGTAAATGGCAAAAAACAACAAACTAATATTCCAATTATAGTAATAGTCCATGCTTCGTCTTTCCATGAATCACCCATTTGTTCAGTCAAGCTTTGTTGAAGTTCTATTTCTCCTGTCGCTTGTTTTGTAGCTATTTGTGCTTTACTTTTTGCAATAGCAACTTTCGTTTGTGCTTCTGCTTTTATTTTTTCATTTCTACCTTCTAACCAAGTAGATGCGATTGACCCAAGCGGCCCAAGTAATGCTCCTATCATATTTTTAATCCTATCTCATAGCCTTTGGCTTTTGTATATGTTAAAACTTCTCGTCTATTATCTCCACTAATTAAAGAGCAATGAACCCAACCAGAGTTCATATCGCCTTTGCGATAACATTCTAGAATTACCTGATCAAATTCAAAATGATTTATAATCATCTCTGCAAGATTTAAAGTTGACATTCCTATTGCTTCTATATCAACTGCTTCACCTTTACAATGTTGAGAATTTTCTGATGAACCAATCGCTTTAGATAATTCTGGACATCTAAAACCAGAGGTTATTAATATTGGTTTATCTATTTTTTCTCGTAATGGTTCTAATATTTGAGTTGCCATGAATGAAAGTTTTGGAACAATATCTTCTGGACAAGTATTGTCTATTCCCATTCTTTCTGCTGTTTGACTTTTTGTAAATTCGTTTAAACTAAAGTTTTTTGATAATTGCATATCTATCTCCAAAATTTTACAAATGCACTCATAGATAATAAACCTAATATAAATACTACAAATGCTTGTACTATTGTTTTTGTTGCTGTTCGTTTTGCTGTTCTATATCCATCTATTAAAGTTCTTAAATCGTGAATATCTTTACCAGCATTTTCATCTTGTAATCCTACTTTCTGTAATGCTCTTTTTGCTCCCTCCTCAGAAGCAAGTGTAAGCATTGCCATAAGTTTTCCATCTTCTTTGCATACGACTTCATATTTTTCATTTTTACTCATTATATTGACTCCATACAACTAAAACTAAATCCATAAGTTGATGCATGGTTAGAATCCCAGTTTAATTCATTAGTATCCATTCTCCATACTCCCACAGTATTTGTAATTGAACAAGCAGTGGAGGAAGTAATTGCAACTTTTAAAGAGGGTTCTATTTGTAATGTTGCTGTTCCACTACCACTTGCATTTGCATCTGCAACAATCATGTGAAGTTTTGCACTACTTCCAGTTCCTAGTTGAATATAATCTCCTTTAACCAAAGCACTACTTTGAGAATTTGTTAAACCACTCACAGGAACATCAAAAGCACCTATTGCTGTATTACTTGCAATCGTTAAAGAGTTTTGTGAAGCATTACCTCGTTTTGCTTTTGCATCTGGGTCTCCCATTAAAAAAGTTCCTTTTCTGCCATGTAATTGCATAAAGAATGTTTGATACTCTGCGCTGGTTGCTCTGTTCATTGGAGGTAAAGTTATTGTTGCTTTCCATAAAGCAAAATCATGTTCATAGACTTGTTGACTACCAGTAAATGGAGACTGAGAAACACCCACTGCTCTTTGTA